AAGCCGAAACAGATGCGGGATATAAAAAAGGCGGCTCTGTAAGTTCCGCGTCCAAACGTGCAGATGGTTGCGCTCAACGGGGCAAAACAAAAGGGCGGATGGTTTAAATGACTACAACGGGCACCACTAGCTTTAGTCCTGAATTCACGGAAATAGCCGAGGAAGCGTTTGAACGCGCCGGTAGGGAGCTTCGTTCTGGATACGATCTTCGCACCGCACGTCGTAGTATGAACTTGCTGACTATTGAGTGGTCAAACCGTGGCGTAAACATGTGGACTATGGAGCAGGGTACGATCAACCTGACTCAAGGACTTTCTACGTACGCACTACCTACAGACACCATAGACTTGATGGATCACGTGATTCGTACTGGTGCCAATACTCAATCTACACAGCAAGACCTTACTATCTCCCGTATTTCGGTGGACACTTATGCGTCTATTCCAGCTAAGTTGAACCAAGCAAGGCCGATCCAGATATGGGTACAGCGCCTGTCGGGTGAAGTAAGCCCGTTAAATATTACTCTTACTGCGAGTATTAACTCGTTAGTGACTACTATACCGGTTTCCTCAGTAGCTGATCTCCCCTCTGCGGGGTTTGTTAAAATTAACTCCGAGATTATCTACTACGGCTACTTGAACGTAACTACTAACGCTCTTGAAGGGTGTTTCCGTGGACAGGCTAATACAACGGCAGCAAGCCACAGCATAACGCCTACTCCACCGCTTATTTATAACCCTAACTTACCAGCGGCAACGCTTTGGCCTACGCCAGACGGTTCACAGCCATACCAACTTGTGTACTGGCGGTTACGTCGTATGAAGGACGCGGGTAGCGGGGTTCAAACTCCAGACATAAATTTCCGTTTTTTACCATGCCTAATGGCAGGTTTAGCGTACTATATTGCCAATAAGATTCCTGAAGGTCAGGAGCGGATAGACCGCTTAAAACTAGACTACGAAGAACAGTTTGCACTAGCTGCTGGTGAAGATAGGGAAAAAGCTACGGCGCGGTTTGTGCCGAGAATTATTAGGATTTATTAATGGGTAATAAGTTTACCGCAGGTCATATAGCGATTGCTGAGTGCGACCGCTGTGGCTTTCGTTTTAAACTTAGAGAGCTAAAGAAGCTCATGATTAAGGACACGCTGGTTAACAAAAAAGTGTGTTCTAGTTGTTGGGAACCGAGCCACCCACAGTTAAAATTAGGTGATTACCCAGTAGAAGACCCACAGGCAGTACGCGAGCCTAGACCGGATTTAAGTTATTATCAGTCAGGTACTACCGGGTTGCAGATAGATCAAAATGCACCGACTACATCGCCATTGAACGATGGTATTGCTGCTGAAGGTAGCAGGATTATTCAGTGGGGGTGGAGGCCGATAGGTGGAGCAAGTGCGAACGATGCAGGGTTGACCCCAAACTTTTTGACATCCGTTGGGGTAGTGGGTAACGTAACCGTAACTGTCACATAGGAGTAGGACATGGACAAGAAAGAAGTTAAGGCAATAGCCGATAAAGAAGTTAAAGTGCATGAGAAAAAGATGCACAAGATGGCTAAAGGCGGCGTAACTGGCGAGGCTATGAAGAAGTACGGTCGTAACCTAGCTCGTGCCATGAACCAGAAGTCCACCGGAAGAGGTCGATAATGGCTAAGTTTTCTCAAAAACTTATGGGTAAAGAAGTGGGTTCCGCCGAAGTTTATGCCGAGCCGCATACGATGGAAGGTAAAGCTACCAACGTAAACACGTTTACCAAAACTTCAACTGGTTCTGAATGTATGAACGAGATGAATATTTCGGTTGGCGGTATTAGCAAGAACAACGGCAGAGAAGCCAAAACCAGCGGAATTAAAATTCGCGGTACTGGCGCGGCAACTAAAGGTACGATGGCACGAGGCCCGATGGGTTAAAGGTAAACGATGGATTACGCCACACTAAAAACGAACATCAAAGACATTTGTGAGAATGAATTCACAGACGCGCAGTTGTCAATGTTCACTAAGCAAGCCGAACAGAAAATTTATATTACGGTGCAGTTTCCTGCTATCCGTAAAGATTACACTGGGGCTTGTGTTGTGGGGGCGGAAAACATTACTATGCCCGCCGACTTCTTGTTTCCGTATTCCTTGGCTATTGTAGATAACGCTGGAGATTGGCGTTTTCTGTTGAATAAAGACACTAACTTTATTCGTGAAGCGTATCCGAGCCAAGCGGTAGCATACCGTGGGTTGCCGCAACACTACGCATTGAAAGAAGCCAGTGCCACGCTCACTACGATTATGGTGGGGCCTACGCCGGATACTACGTACACATACCAACTGAACTACGGGTACTACCCACAGTCTATTGTGGACGCAGGAACTACATGGTTGGGCAATAACTTTGACGCCGCGCTACTTAATGGCGCACTCATTGAAGCTTTACGCTTTATGAAGGGCGAAGAAGCTGATGTGGCTAACTACCAGAAATTGTATTTACAGGCGATTACGCTGCTGAAACTCTTGGGTGACGGTAAGTTGCGTCAGGATACGTACCGCGATGGTCAGAATAGGATTCCGGTGACTTAATATGGCTATTGACCAAGGGTTAACAACAAGCTTTAAACAACAGATTTTGTTAGGTCAGCACGATCTGACTACTGACACTTTGAAGCTGGCGTTGTACACTGGATTAGCTGATTTAAATTACGCAACTACGGTATACAACACAACAAATGAAGTAGTGGCGGCTGGGTATACGGCAGGTGGGATAGTATTAACTGGGGTTACAGTAAGCACACAAGGTTTAGTTGCTTACGTAAATTTTAATCCGGTGTCTTGGAATGCGGCGTTAACGTCGCGGGGGGCGTTGATATATAACGCGTCTAAAGCTAATAAATCCGTAGCGGTAATTAACTTCGGGGCGGATAAGACTTCGACAACTACGTTTGTTATTACTCCTCCAGCCGATACTGCTACGACCGCCATAATACGGTTACCGTAATAAGGAACGACCATGAGCCAATGGACTAGTTTAAAGATTGAACTTATTGCAACGGGTGATCAGTCCGGTCTATGGGGCGACACTACTAATAACAACTTTGAATACGCTATTGAAGAAGCGATCACGGGTTCGGGCGATGTTACGTTTGCCAGTAATAACCAAACACTTATACTTACTAATAGCAACCTGTCTCAGACAGGGCGCAAACTCCGTTTAAACCTTACCGGCACCACTGGCGGATCGACGCGCAATCTTTTTGTTCCAGCTATTCAGAAGCAGTACATTATTAATAATAGCTGCGCGGATTCTATCCTTGTAACTAACGGCGCTGACCCTACCCCTACGGGTACGGGTGTAACGGTTCCAGCAGGTAAGTCATTAATCGTTTTTAACAACGGAACCAACATTACGGCGGTGGTTAATTATGCCCCGTCCATGTCATTGGGTGCTGCACTACCTGTTCTTTCAGGTGGTACAGGCCAGACTTCGTTTACTGTAAACGGTGCGTTGTTTGCTAACGGCACAGGTACAGCTATATCCTCGGGCACATTACCTGTGCTTTCAGGTGGTACTGGGGCAACTACTTTTACTACCGGGCTTGTTAAGTCTAACGGCGCTTTGGCGTTTACTAATGCGGTTGCCGGTACTGACTACTCTCTCCCCCCTCCTGCTACTTTAAATATTCTTACAGGTGATGGCACTGGCGGGTTTAGTACTGTGACTCCTCCGTCTGTTGGATTTTTACAGTGGACAGGCGCGGCGTATGTTTGGAATACCGGCATTGGTTCCGGTAGCGTTACCTTAGTAAATGGTAGTGGTGGCACAACCGGTATGACGTTGTCTGGTGGCCCAATTACTACGACGGGTACGCTGACACTGGGTGGCACTCTGAACGTACTTAACGGGGGTACAGGCCAGACTTCGTTTACTAATAACGGTGCACTGTTCGCTAACGGCACAGGTACAGCTATATCCTCGGGCACATTACCAATACTTTCAGGCGGTACGGGTATTACTACGGTTGCGGCTAACGGGGCGTTGTATGGTAATGGAACTGGAACCGCTATTTTAACGGGCGCTTTGCCAGCGGCTTCAGGCGGTACTGGAATATCTACAGTACCAACTAACGGACAACTTTTGATTGGTAACGGCACTGGGTATACAGCGGCTACACTTACACAAGGTTTGGGCATAAACATTACAAACGGTGCAGGGGCGATTACTATTAGTGCTACTTCATTAGGTC